CTCCATGTCACCAGCGGCACAGTACTCATTGAAGAACGTGAACGCCTCAAGGTTCTGACAGGGTTCCCAGTTACCACCCACCTGAGTGAGAACTGCGTTGTCAGAAGAACGTACCAGTGCTTCCATGCCTGTGGGGATCAGATCGACACCCTCTTTCGCAGCGTAGGTTGGGACTTTATCTACTGTCCAATCTACACCTGCTTTTTCCATCATCTGCATCGGCGTCATGTCGTTAGACACTTCAGTCCCGATACCCCAAGGGCATCCGCCTACTGCTGCGGACGACTCGATTTGCAAGATATCATTCATCATTATATAAACTCCGGTCGGTATTTTTCAAACAGTTCTTTCGCTTGGTCACCTTGACCCGCCTCTTCGAGACGTTCCATCATGACACGAATTCGTTGGGCTTCATCACGACCCTTGACGTAGTATCGATGGTCATCGCTGTAGTGATACGTCCAGTCGTGGGTTTGGAGCATTCGCTCAAAGAGTTCCATTTCTACTTGGGTCATTACGCAGCTCCTTGAAATTGTTCACGCAGACGGGCCAACTCACGTTGTCGCACTTCTTCTCGTTCGCGAGCGTCCAAGATCATGTCACGGACATATTCACGATCAACAGTATCACCGTCAAAGTCAACAGAAGGACGGTAGTTGAATCGATCGATCATACCTTGGCAGATCTCTTCGATAGTGAAGTCGTAGGGGTAGATCGCTTCTTCACCGCAGTAGAACAACTGCATGTACTCGATGAAGTCAAGGACTTCGGCAACAGTCAACTCTGGATCGTTGGGGCGGAACGCACAACGGTAGTACTCAGTAACAGCGTGGATTTCTAAAATATCACTCATAATCAAAACTCTCTATCTCATTAACTTACAGGGTAAGTATACTTGATTTCAAAACGTCTGTCAACACTTTTTGAAAACTTTTTTATGTAAATTTTTAACAGATTCCTTCCTCGTACATCAAGTCACGAATCTCATCGGCCGAGAGACCTTGACGATCCATCTTGAACCAAAATGCTTGACGGGTAATAGACCCATCGAGAACCGACTCAACTTGATCGAGAATGTACTCCCCGAGTTCACCACAACAATACCACTTCACTTCACTCATTACTCACCTGCCTTTTCAAGATTTTGGATTTGGAGTTGAAGCGCGGCAATACGCGCCTCAACACGTGCGTTGTCTTCGGGAGACAACTCCCCACGGATCTCCGCGAGGCACATCAACTCGTTATAAAGATTACCTAATACTGCATCCATTACGCTATCTCCTTATTGAGCAACAAAAGCATACTGAGGGTTCTTGAGAACGCAATCAAACTCGCCAATCTCGTCGAAACCGTAGAGAACAAAACCGTCCATAGGATCTTCGCCTTTCTCAAAGACACACAGGTCATGACCAGCGGGAATCCGTCCAACAAACTCGTTAATGTTTTCGATCAGAATCATGATTATGCCTCCTTAGGCGCAAACAGTTTACCGAAACCTTCGACCAGAAGGTTGTAAGAGTAGACTTCGTATCGCCAGTCGTGGTCGAAATCGTAGTCGTCAGTCTCAAGGGCTTCAACTTCCGCTTTCGCATAACGCTTCTCAAAACCTTGGAGAGCGTCAAGGGTATCGTCAGTACCCATGAAGTTCTTGATAATACGAAGGGCTTGGTTAAAGTCAATACCAGCAGACTGCATCTCTTCAAGTTCATATTCAGTTTGGTAAATCAATCGTGCCATATCAAGTTCTCTCTTTATCATCTCAACTTACAGGGTAAGTATAACACGATTTGAAAACATGTGTCAACACTTATTTTGGAAATAAATGAACTTTTTTTCGGTATTTTGTCACATTTCTGGCAGGTGTTTCGCGTGGATCTTACAGCCAATGAAGGCGTTGTAGTAGTCGTCGCGTAGGAGTACGTCGTACTCAAATTGGAGTTTTGCCTCGTAGTAGGAACACTCTCCCTTGGTACGGCAGAGTTTGAGGACTTCGCGTTTGTAGTTGTCTGCGCCACGGGATGCGACGGCTTCTTTGAGTTCCTGACTCGACCCGTAGTATTTGAGCCAGTCGGATTGAACGCGCGTCTTGACACGGCGTTTGCGAGTCTTGGTGACAGGGAGTGTCTTGGGTTTCCAAAAGAACTTCTTACCGATATATTTCATACCAGTATCCAGTTCGGTGATTTGGTAGACGAACCCTTGGTAGTCTTCTAGGAAGGTCTCTTCGGGTTCGAATATCTTGTCTTCATACAACCATGTCATGCACCTATCTATAGGTACTGTAAGTCCTTATGAAGTAGGGTTCTCCGTTTGCGACCGTCTTCGACCACTCAGCGGATGCGTCTCCGTCTGCCTGATCACTGACGTATTTGTAACAACGGAACTCGACACCCGCACGTTCGCAGACCTTGGCGATCGCATACGCCTCCATGTCCACGAGGTCAGCAGGGATCTCTAAGTTTGGATCAGAGACAAAGTTGTCTCCGGTACTGCAAGTCAGACCGTCACCCTCACCAAGGACGATGCCCTGTTCGAATGGAGTCTGGCCGGGATCGCAACCGATACCACCGCACGTCATATCGCGTTGCACGAACTGAGTGACTCGATGGAATCCGTTGTCTACAGTGATACCACCTGCGGTACCAAAGTTCCAGACCACGTCTGGTTTGTGTCGTTCGATCATCTTTGCAGCAGTCATTGCCGCATTGACCTTACCGACACCAGTGAAGTGAACGTTCTGCCACGATGACATCCTAGGCGCTTCAAGTTCCAGTGCGATCAGTATAAGACTACTCATCGTAGGTCACCACACTGTATGTTTTGATCTGTTGACTACGTAACTGTTCGGTACCACCCAAGAACGCAAGGTCAATAACACAGCCATAAGAGATCTGAGTGACATCAAACGTTTGTAATAGTTCTGCGATGGCAAGTGCCGTCCCGCCTGTCGCACTCACGTCATCAATGATGCATACCTGACTGTTCTTATTCAGTGGTGCAGTCGTTTTGATTTCAAGTGTGCGTGATGCATACTCGCATTTGTATTTGCGAGACTTCACGGGTGGGGGCAACTTGTTGGGTTTGCGGACAATGTGTAGAGGTATACCCAAGTACAAGGCAATAGGCGCACCCCACAAGAACCCACGAGCGTCGGGTGCAACAATATCCGTGTATCCCTTACCTTCGATTTGATCGACAAGGGTACGGACACTCTGCTTGAATGCCTGCGGGTTCTGTAGGAGACTGGTCACGTCTACAAAGTTGATACCTTCTTCGGGCCAGTCCGGTACAGAATGTATTACTTGTTTTAGATTCATATCAAAATTCGTCCGACTCTTCGGCTTCAACGTCTGCCCCGCACATGGGACAATGACACGGTACTTCGTCTTCATACAGACTTGCGTACTTCACACGAAGCACCGTGGTCATATCACATACCGGACATTCAATAATGTATTCAGCGTCCATTACGCTACCTCAGCTTCTAATTCCTCCCATCCGTAGTCTTCACCTTCCATACCAGCGACTGAGTATTCGGTCACTCGTTTTTCAAAGAAGTTGTCGTGGGATGCTCCGTTAAGTACCCAGTCCAACCACGGTAGAGGATTGTCCTTTTGGTTAAATTTTGGCTTCAGTCCCAACTGAAGCAATCGTCTATCTGCGATGTGTCTTATATAGTCACGGACTTCCTGTTTAGTCAGTCCCTGAACTTCGTTCCCATCGAACGCAAGGTCGATGAACTTGTCTTCCAACTTGACAGCGTTTCGCGCCATCTTATATATCTTGGATTTAAGTTCGTCGTTGACCACGCGAGGGTGTTCCTCGCAGAACGTGCGGAACAACTTTGCGTTGCCCTGCACGTGGATGGTCTCATCACGGATGGACCATTCGACGATGGTTGCCATACCCTTCATCTTTCCGAATCGTTGGAAGTTAAGGAGCATGACGAACGACGCGAATACCGACATACCTTCGTTGAACACTGACTGCGCAAGTGCGAGTGCAAGACCTGTATGAGAGGTGACATTTCCCTCTTTCATAAAATCGATCTTGTCAGCCATCGCCTTGTAGTCAAGGAACTTGTGGAAGTCTTCGTCCGGTAGACCAAGTGTGTCGTTCAGTAAGGCATATGCACGTTGGTGCACTGCCTCTCGTGCCGCAAACGATGATAGCATGTTGCGGACTTCGTTGTTTTTAAATTTTGGAATCAGTAGTTCGTGGTAGTTTTCTCCTACCTGAACGTCTGACTGCGTGAAGAGTCGTAGGACGTGTGTAATAAACTCTTTCTCTGCGGCGGACAGTTTGGTCTTCCAATCCTGTACGTCTTCTGATAGTTCTGCTTCGTCCTCAATCCAGTGGATCTCTTCATGTTTCTTTGCTAAATCGACCGCCCACGGGTAGTGGAACGGCTTATATGTTTCTGAAAATTTTAGTAAAGACGACATATAAGTCCTATTAATGTTATTGTGAAACCATGTTAACCTTCACAGGCACGACATTCGTCACCTGATTCGGTCGCGTTATAATCACTCTCCAAGTGACTCATTAGATCTTCGTAACCACCCACGTATTGACCTTCAATGTAGATCTGTGGGACGGTCTTGACCTTTCGCCCAGTTACCTCTGCGGCGGTTTTACCGATCTCTTCCAGATCGATATAGTCGAACGCCATACCTCGTAGTGACAACTCTTCGGTCGCCATCTTACACCACGGACAGTTGTTCTTGCCGTAGATGATAGTGCGGTTGTCGTCTTCGAGTGCGACTCGTTCGACTTTGTCCGAAACCGTTTCTGCCCTTGACTTGGCTTCGGTACGTAGGTAGTACAGACCCTTGAGTCCGGACTGCCACGCTTTGAAGTGCACCTTGTTGACGTATCGTTTCGGTGCACCGGATGGGAAGAACAGATTGACTGACTGACCTTGACAGATGTACGGTTGTCGGTCAGCAGCGTGTGTTACTACCCAGTTTTGGTCTAGTTCTTGAGCGGTCTTGAATACCGCCTTCTCTCCTTCGTTAAGGAATGGTAGGTGTTGCACCGACCCTTTTTTGGTAATGATACTAGACCATGTAGATTCGTTATTATGTCCCTTCTCCTCTAGGAGTTTCTCTAGGTGCGCGTTCTTCACAAGGAAGGATCCCGCGCGTGTGCGATGTGTGTACGCACATGCCTTGAGGGGTTCGATCGACGGAGATGTCGATAGGATTACACCCGACGATGCATTAGGTGCGATCGCTAAGAGGTGTGAGTTTCTGCGTCCTGTATTCTCTCCGTCAAGATACTCACCGCGTTCTTCTGCCAGTAGTTGGGTTTCAGCGATAGCGTCGTCTGATATGTGTTGGAATACAACTTGATTGATCTCTCGCGCCTTGTCTGATTCCCAAGATACACCGTGTTTTTGTAGGAGTGAGTGGAATCCCATTGCTCCCAAACCAATACTTCGTTCTCTCTCTGCCGAATAACGAGCGCGGGAAATACTATCGGGCGCGTGATCGATGAAGTATTGGAGAACGTTATCCAACATACGAACAAGATCACGGACGATATTAGTGTCTTTCCATTCATCATAATACTCTAGGTTAAGGGACGACAAACAACAGACGGCGGTGCGATCTTCGCTTGTCGGTAAGTGAATTTCATTGCATAGGTTCGACCCGTGAATGCGTAGACCCTTCTCCTTGGGAGGCAGAGGTAGACGACGATTGGGAGTGTCGATAAAGTGAAGGGAAGGTTCACCTGTACGGAAACGGATCTCAAGGATGCGTTCCCATAGTTTGCGGGCATTGACTGTGTCCTTGACCGCACCGTCCTTCGGATCACGCAGATCGAAGTCCGTATTGTTTATCACCGCCGCCATGAACTCATCGGAGATATTGACTGCGTTGTGTATGTTTAGTGCCTTACGTTGCACGTCTCCCGTAGGGATACGGATGTTTAGGAACTCAATAATGTCTGGGTGTGACACGTCCAGATACGCGGCGTATGACCCTTTGCGAGTTCGACCCTGTCGGTATGCAATCATATCCGCATCGACCGTGTGCATGAAAGGAATCGGGCCCGGCGCGATGTCTGAGACTGTTCGGACACTACCCCAGTGGCCACCGACTCCACCACCCATCACAGACAACCAACGCAACTCGCTGGAGTGTTCGATCAGTCCTTCAAGGGTGTCTGGGACGTAGGTCAGAAAACATGAGATCGGGAGACCCTTACCTTTGGTCTCACCATTACGCGGTGCGTTAGACAATACAGGAGATGCGAACATGAACCACTTTTTACTCACATACTCGTATAGTCTTTCTGCTAGGTCTTCATCTAACTCACCTTGGAAGGTAGCCCATGCGGTTGACGCTCTTGCGTAGGCATCCTGTGGAGAAGTCTCCCCTTCCATCATATAGAAGTCTTTCAGCATACCCACCGCATAATCTTTCAACAGATCGTCACGATCGTATTTAACATCTACTGTCATTGTTATCCTGTATTAATAATTTGTGCCTAGATCTTACATTATAACAGATCTGGGGGGTTACGTCAACTACTTACTATAGTCGTAGAACGGTTCGTCCTGTTTGAACGAGTAGTTCTCAATCACCATCTGCTTTCCGGTCTCCCAAAACTTGCGACAGCATTTTGCGATGTACTCTTCCTGTTCCTCGGCGTCAAGGAGTCCCTCCCACATGAGATGATTCTCAAATGAGTTCTCGAAGTTCTTGACTAGGAATCTGCTGGGTGGGATGTCATCGCCCGTGTATCCTTGCATGGATACGAAGATTAGGGTATCTGCATCTAGGGATCGAAGTGTTTCATCGGGGTTGTCGTCGGGGGTTTCAAGGATGACGACCTTGTACTCACCATAATCTTCACACTTCATCTGATACAATTCCTAAAATTAACGGGTAGAATTATATATCAAAATCGGTTCGGTGACAAGTATTATTTTGATTATTTTTTAGGAAATAATCGACGGGCAATCTGGACAGGATTCTTCTTCTTACGGCGACGGACAATCACAGTATCTGTATCATCTCCGGTACCAACAACACCAGATGTTGTGGTCATTTCTTGTACGTTCTCACGAGTGAAGTTCCAAGTCGACCCCCTAGACCCCGTCTCAAAATCAACCTTATATCCGGTGATGTATCGTTTGATTAATCGGCTGTATAGTCGTTCTCGACTCTGCAACTTGTTGGTCTTGGCGTTCTGGTTGTCCTTCACCGCAGAGAAGTTCATATAGACTGGTTTCTCTTTCTTGATGAACTCTCGAATCAACTTAATGACGGTCGCGAAGATACGCATGGCGTCACCTTCTCCGGTCAGTTCTTGACTTCCGTTACGTTCAAAAGAGATCTGCCAATCCATGTTATCATAATCATCGATATGTTCGTGTCCTTCGAACAGGACAGACACTTCATCACCATTGTCAGTAGTGAAGTCGGACTTATACTCGTTGTTATAGACTTTCTTCAGTTTTGCCGCATACGGTTTATCGAAAGACTCCAACATGAAGTCGAGTTGTAGATCCTCTAGGGTTCTCACTTGCGGACCTCGTTTGCAGAGAACAGAACTCTGCGTCCTGTTTTGATGTGGATACCTTCGTAAATCGCAATACCCAAGATGTCGTCAATGTGGTTATTTTCGGTCACACGAATCTGATCGTCCTTACGGACTATGTCTTCTGCCTGATCGGTGAGCGTGTCGTGTAGCATACGATACACGCCTGGTCCTAGATTTCCGTTTTCCACTAGGTACCACTTAGACTGGGACTCCAATAGGAAGTCCATTACGTCGATACCAGTCTCCGTGTGGATTTTATCGACACCTTTATTAGACAGATCACCATGCTCTTTAATGAGTGCGAGTGCCGCACCATAACGTGCGATTACAGAAGAACCGCCTGGCGCTTTCGCCATGATCTTTTTTAGGTTGTAGACTAGACGGTGGAATGCAGTGTAGTATTCACGGTATGCCTCACGATCATCCATAGAGTCTGTATTGAAATCCTTACGACGATTACCTTTCTCATCGATGATCCCTGCCTTGAACGCAGGAGTGTCCTCGAACGGAGTAACGAGTAGTTTCAAGAAACGAATTGTGTAGACGACATCTGCCGCAGATTTTAGGATTCCCATCGGAGACCTCTCAACTTTTCTACTACGTATTTATCCATTTTGATTCCGGTAAGATCAGTATTATGAACCGCACGGAGAAAAATAAGGAAAGGTTTTAGGGCAGGCCACTGTTCGAGTGGTATTTTCGCAGCGAGGATCTCCACTCCAGCCTCGTGACCGAACACGTTGAAGATCACAATGAGATGATTGAGGATAAGACGTTCTGCGAGATCGTTGTTCTGATAGTATCGATTGACCAGTCTCTTGACGTATTTGAAACGTTTGAGGTCATCAAAGAACTCTTCACCATCGATACACGTGGGATTGTAATAGTTCTTTGCGGCGTAGACGACGATACTCTTACTTGTTAACTTCATAATATGGCGGTATCAACTCTGGTAGTTGGTATTTTTCGGGGTACATATCCGGTTTGATTGTATTTAGTTGTTCTAGTAACAACTCTCTCCAATCGTAGTCGACCTCATCGTTTCGTGTTGTACTCTGTATGTCTTGCATATAGAGGTATGTGTATCTAGGTCTCTCGTTATGTACTCGCATGTCCAACTCGCCGTCGAACGCCAGTTTCTTTAGTTTGTAGTATTGTACCTGATCCTCACCCACAACAATCGCGGGGTCGTAGTCCATCATCTCTGCCGCCTTGCGCGAGAAGAAGACCATTCGGTTCAGGGAGTTTCCTCTGTCGTTGTATCGGTGACACCAGTCTGTCAGCTCCTCTGCACAGATCGCCCAGTGTAGTCGTTTGTCCTCATCGATGTGAGGGTGGTGTCTCTTGTAGTATCTGACCTTACTCTCTACTCCTTTGTTACTCCCCGGCTTCTTCGCGGACTCGTACCTCCACTTGGGAACGTATTTCTTGGGGAAGTAGATGAAGTCTTCGGAACGAGAGTCCGGTCTCGCGTCTAGGATCTTCAACAGACCTTCGTCCCAACGAGAAAAAGAGATTTGATTGTAAAGACAGATCACGTCGGGTGCGTCGGTATCGACGACCGCACGGTAGAAGTTCTTTCCGTAGGGCGTGATGATATCATCACCGTCCACATGAACCATGTAATCGTGTTCGCTCTCTAGGAATATTTTGAGGACTGCGTTCTTACCCGTTGCGGGTGTGCCGTCAGAATCAGTGGCGAACCACTCGATCTTGTTTCGTTCGCAGTATCCTATCACCTCGTACTCGTATTCAGAGTCTTGGGTGTTGATGACGACCGTAGTTTGGTCTTTAGGTAGGGTGTCGAATTGACGAATAAGCGTGTCGATATCACTACTAGTCAACACGTAGAATCTCAGACTTGACATTTAGTTATTTCGTTGCTGGTAAATCTTCTCTGCCAATTCGTCTTTAGTGAGACGACTTAGTGGCTCCTCACGATCTACGCCTTCTTTTATTGCGAGATCAACGAGTTGCCACTTGGTCATTTTGTGTATGGGTAGTCTGCCCTGACAAGTTTCATGGGTCTTTTGTAGACCCATGAACTTAACGAGGAACTCCCATAGTGAGGTCATGATGCACTACTTAGGCTCTGGAGCCTTCTTGGTAGACTTACCCGCTTTAGACACAGAATCATGACTATCATCTTCCATGTCTTCGATCTTCTTATCAGACTTACCCTTGTGCATCTCTTGAGCACGTTTGGTGTCTGGAGTAGTCGAATCTTCTGGGGTCTCTCCCTTCGCAGACTTTTGAGTCGCTTCGATCAGTGCAGCCCAAAACTCTTCGAACGCTTCCTTGGTCTCGATCTTAGAGATCTCTGCCTTCTTGTCAGCGGTCTTTGGGTTCTGTTTCATCTTTGTATCACCGTCGTCTGACGATGGCTTCTCTTCCTCTTCGTCATCACTCTCTGGTGCTGGATCTTCGGACTCTTCTTCACCGTCATCTTTCTTAGGTGGGACTGGAGATTTCTTCTTCTTTGGTTCTTCTTCGGACTCTTCTTCGTCCTTCTCAACCTCTTCCTTCGCTGGCTTCTTACCACCATCGATCGCATCGTCCGTTGCAGCACGACGCTTGTGTAGGTATTCGTCCGAAGAATCTACATCGCCGTCATTGTCGATATCCTTGTCCTTGCGATCCTTGAACTTCTTATCGTTCTCTTTGTCGTCTACTGGATCAAGTTTCTTCTCGTGGATACCTTTACCGTCGCAGTGGTCACATCCTTTGCCTTCGCACTTAGGACATACTTCTTCCATCATGTTCTTTACTATTGATAGGACGTTTGCTTTGTTTGGTTTTGGATGACTGCCTAGGTCAACAGTCTTACCAGATTTGGTCTTTAGGGTTAGAGAGTAACCGTCTTGCTTACCCTTCATTCCCTTGGTGTCTCTCTTAGTAGCCGTGACAGTACCGTAAGGTGTTTGGTGCGCGATCGCAGTATCTCCAACGCCTTCTTCTATTGCACGGTCGGAGACCATTTCCAAATACGCCTCCATAATTTTAGTAATATCTGACATCATAGTCTCCGTTAATTAAGCGTCAAAAAACATTTTGACGATCACACCGGCAAAGACTGTTGCAGTCAATGTGAGCACATATTGCATCACTTTCACAGTCTTACCTTGTTCGTTTACACTATCTTCGATATCATCCATTCTCTGAGAAAAACGGTTCATACGTTCGAAGTGTTGTGCGTTGGATTTCTCGATATTGATCAACTTCTCCTCTGCACGAGCTAGGTTAATCATTGCATCGGAAAGTTTGTCTATCTTGTCCTCGATTCTTGCGAGGCGTTGTTCTTCACGTTGCACATGCTCATACAGTTCTTTGGAGTTATCGCTCATTTCGATTGTTCCATTAGTATGTGTTGAATGATATAAGTCATCTATATGATCTAGTGGATCCTTGTTCTGACTTACGGGTTAATGTTTATATTTATACGAAATCAATTATCTACTTTGGCACCTGATCGCCACTGATAACATGACCAGTAACGTGCCTTCCACTTCGGGCCAGGGTTGTCACAGTTGTGTCTTGCCCTGAAACTTTTGCGACGATTAGGATCGTCTCTCTTGATTTCCATGTTAGGGTCACCAAAGTTCACCTTGACTACATTACCTTTGTCATTCTTGACATACACAGAAAACTTCTTTGGGCCATCGGGTGTACGAAACGGATTGTTCAGTTTCACCTTCTTACCCTGATACTCCGATTCCTCGACGACAAGAGTCTCACCCGCGCATGACTCGCAGCAGGTGTCAATAGTGTCTTCAAGGAATGTATTAAATGGTTTCATCTATTGATCACTTTTCCGGATTGCGTAGTGCTGCGATGAAGTCTTTGGCCATTTTGCCTTTGATTCCTGCCTTACCCATCGCCTTGTTGATCGCACCGCGATTCCACGGACCCATATTGACCGCTTCGTCTAGGTCTTCGTTTTCCAAAACCTCTTCGCAGTTGTAGGTCTTACCCGCGAATACGAATGTAGAGTCACCCTTTGCCTTCGCCTGTTTTGCGGCGTAGATGAACTGACCCTTGTCTTCGGTCTTTACTGACTCTTCGACCGACTCAAATGCACCAGCAGGGTTACCCTGCTTCTGGTTTCGATCTAATGAGACCGGACGCTTTGGATACTCGGCCTTCATTTTCTTGACTGCCGCACCCTTAGTGTCCGCCTTGACTTTGACAGTCATAGAATCACGACCGTCACCTACCTTTACAAAGAAGATCTTGTTCTCTTCAAGATCGACTGACTCTCTCAATTCAAAAAAATCTTTCACTTTAACTTCCTCTTGATGCTCCTCGAAATACCTTCGTTCCAGCAACTTTATCGTTTAAAAACGCCTTTTCTTTTCGCATCTCCAATTTTCTTGGCCATCTGATCACGATTCATTCTTCGATACTTTGACATAGATAACAAGATATCCAGTGCCGCACTATCTGATTTGCCTTTTGCCTTCAGATCGTTGTAATCCGAAATTATATTTTCTCTCAATTCAAAAAAATCTTTCACTTTAACTTCCTCTTGATGCTCCTCGAAATACCTTCGTTCCCGAAACTGGATTGACTGATTTAACTTTATTATTTATAGGGTTAAAATTAGTCCCGCCATAGTTGTTATCGGTTGCCTGTTGCAGTCTTTCTTTCTTTGCGGCAGACATCTTCTTGTTACGTGGTTTCTTCGATTTGCTCATAACTGTCCTATGTGATGTACGTGTTGAGTTCGTACTTGCCACCACCCATACCATACACTTGGACAGCAAGCATCTTCTTAGGGTTGTCCTTGAGTTTCAATGTGAAACTGTTAGTGCGACCCTCACTTGGTTTCTTAGGACCAGACGCAACCTTCGAATCGATGTCGTCTGGATCTACTGTGTAACCCTTTTTCTTAGCCCATGCGTATGCGTGTTGTAACGCAGCGGTGTAGGACTTGTGGTAAAGGTCATAACCTGAACCTGATTTGGAACCCATCTTTGGTGGTTCCTGTTTCTTTGGTGTCGCCTTGCGTTGACCACGGTAGTATGCTTCGTCTACAGAGTTGAAAATCAATCCGTTGAATGTGCGATCAAGTCCGTGTTTAGAGAGAATCTTTTTGATCTCTCTTCCTTCTGGAGTAGCGCCACCTTTACCATACATCGTCTTGTTGATGATGTTGTTGATTCGGACTTCCTGTTTATTGATGATCTGTTCAAACTTATAATCACTTCGTCCGGACTTACTCATACTCAACGATCTCACCATCGTCGCGATCGTAGATAGTGCATCTGCGATGGACTGGAAGTTGATGTCTTTGTTCCTAGCAAAATCCTTTGCGGCGGCCTTGAAGATGTCAATGCTCTTAACATTGACATCCTCATTAACTACCTTGTCCGCCTTTTTGGCAATAGCGATCGCCGCCTGTTGTTCAGGCGACGATGCTTCAACCGCATACCCCATCTTCTTCAGTTCGTCCTTAGAGAAAGATGGTGGTGGTTTACTGAAAAAGTCAGATGCCTTCTTAATCTTATCTAGTCTTTTCTTAGAGCCAAGACCATGTTTCGACGCACGTGCGGAAAGACGGTCTTGTGCAGACCGCCTTGCTTCTCTTATTTCAGTAAACTTTTTCATTATGAGAAGTTTGGACCAGGCAATGACCAACTAGATGCGCCATTATCAAACTGTCCATATCCAGTTACACTCGAAACATCCCATCCGCTTAAATCTTGGTTGAATGATGTTGCGTTTTCAAACATCTCGCCCATGTCTGTCACACTAGAAGTATTCCAGTTAGCGATATCTGCGCTTCCGCCATTGTTAAATGAAGGACAGTCTTGGAACATTTCGTTCATATTAGTGACGTTTGAAACGTTCCACGCACCTATGTTGATGTCGAAGTCTTCGTTCTCTTCAAACATCTCTGACATGTCTTTGACATTAGATACGTCCCATCCACCGATGTCCGCCCCGAAAGAAGATGGGCCGCCAGTCCATACAGAACCAGCAACAGCAAACATACCTGACATGTTTACGGCACTTCCTGTGTTCCAACCAGAGATGTCTGAGTTTGCCACAGTAGCGTTGAAGTAAGTGTTCTTAAACATATCATAGAAGCTAATGACATTAGATACGTCCCACGAACCAACGCCAACGCCAGAAAAGTAACCAGCGTCAAACATATCAGTCATTGTTCTTGCGTGAGAAGTGTCCCATGCGCCTAGGTCTTGGTCTAAGGCCGAACCGGCGAACGTCTCATCAAATCTGAATACCGCTGAAGTATCCCA